AAAACTTTGACAAAAATCCAAAAATTAAGTCCGGAAGATGTGGGCATTGCCGATCATGTGCTAATGCGTACAAGGCAAAATGGGAGAAAAAATGGCGAAAAGAGCATCTTGAAGAGGCACGAGCCAGAGATCGGGCATATTTGCGTAGCGAACAACATCGTGCTTGGTATTTGCGCCGCCGCGACGAATTAAACGCACTAGCTAAAGAATGGAGAAAGGCCCACCCAAAGCACGTAAAAGACTTATCTATTAAGAAAAGGTTTCGACAATACGGAGTAACTCCAGAGTGGTACGAAGAGACTTTACGCTTACAGGGGGGTAAATGCGCTATCTGCGGCTCGTTTGATCCAAAAAGTAATGGAAAGACCTTCCACGTTGACCACGACCATTCTTGCTGCGGTAATTCGTGCCACGCTTGTGATAAATGCAGACGCGGTTTGCTTTGCGCCGTATGTAATACGAGGCTTGGAATTTTGGAAGACACGGATTGGATCAAGCAAGCAACTGCGTATCTAGCTCGATATAAATAACTTGCAAAAAGGCTTGACCAAAATCCCATATTCCCCCCAAGCAAAAACAAAAATGGCCCAGAGGCCACTTCGGACTCTGAGCCATTGCTTGTTCCCAAAAGGGGGGCATGCTGCTCGACAACTTCTTTCCCGTACAGTTTACCGCTATTACGCAAATAAGACTATCGACAAATCAACGTCAATTCCAAGTTTTTTATATTATTAAATCAAGGAAAAACAACAACTTCGAGCGTAATTGTATCCCAAGAAACGCCAATATTTGGACAAGTAACTTCCGCTGAAACTGTATTTGTTGCGCTTACACCGCATAAAATATTTTCCAGACTGGCAGCCGGAGTTCCTGAAACAGGCCCTCCCAACGGGCTCGCAACAGCACACATTCCCACTGTCGCTCCAGTAACCGTAGTCGAGCCATAAAATGTACCGCTTGATGCACCTCCGGCGTTAATCGTGATTGTTCCCTTTAGATAACCGGTTCCGCCACCTCCGCTTGCTGTAATTGTTTGATCCGGCCAGCTCCCCGTGATGGTGATGTTTGTACCGGCTACCAAGCTGGGACTTGCTGTACCCGTTCCACCATTTGCCACAGACACCGGCGTCGAAAGCGACAGCGTCACATTTCCGCTTGTACCGCCGCCAGTCAGCCCGGTTCCAGCCGTTACACCAGTAATTGTTCCGCTTCCGCCCCCCGTCGAATTGACGGTAACAGCTCCCACACCACTGGTGGGCGATATTGTCACATTGGTTCCCGCAACAATCTGCGTAACCACGTTTCCAATATTTGGAACCAGCTCCGCCCAAAAATTTGTGCCATCGTAGACCACCACCGCCACACAGCCTTGTGGAACTGGCATCGAAGCTGCAGCCAAATTATTATCGTAAGAAATCGTTCCGGTAATAGGCGTCAATGTCGCCGTACCGGCGCCATAATTCAAGATGCTTGTAAACCAAGGTACGGTAATTGCTGGGGAAGACGAGCCCACGCTTAACGTCACCGCAATCGCCGAGGCATTATCAAGAATAATGTATTTTCCGTAATCCGATTGCACCGTGGTGTAGGCTGTCACTCCAGATTGATCGTTCACGTAACCAATCGTTGTTGTAGAAGTATTAGTAACAACCGTCTCTGAACCCGAAGACGTGCTCGCCGTTGATGTTGTTGTCGCCGTTGTTGTCGTTGTTGTTGTCGAAGTTAATTGCGATTTTAACGAAGCAACCGCTTGATTTAGGTCAAGAATTCCCTGAAAAGCATTGCGATGCGCTGTTTTCGCCCCTTCGCTTTCGTTGGCAATTTCCGATTCAAAAGGATAACGAAACGATTCCAGATTAATTGCCATTGTGTTTGGCCTTCCATATCGTGCAATTTGGGCATAAACCGTTGGGAGGTGGTGTAACCTGTATCGCTCCACAACGTTTGCATCGCCGATCAGTTATCGTAATTTTTCCCATTATCCTCCACCTCCATTTTCAGCAAAGGGCTGCACCTCTCTGTACGCCCCTGTCGATCCCCAATCTTTTACTTGCACCACAAAGTCTTCCAAATTAAGTTGAAACTGCACTGTTGAAGTAAACTGAAACCACAACAACTTCCACTTGCTCGCGCCGCAAACAAGTTTTAATTTCGTCAGCGCACCGCTTGACGAGGGAATCGTAATAGCTGGTGGCCCATAACTGCCGTTATCCGCATCCGCCGCATAGCCGGTCAGCGTAATCGTAGACGTGGAAGAATATTCCACAATCAATACCGGCCCCAGCGTCTGCCATCCCTTTCCCCCGATCGCGGGAGTCTGCACAATGGCGGTTCCTGTTTCCGTGCCGCCGCTGGCTAGCTGACGAATGCTGCCATCGTTGCAACCTACCAGCACCCCTTGCTGGCTCAAACCTTCGTTGGTTGCGTGGATTGTGGCTGGCCATTCGTACACATCCCACACCCAGCCCATCGCCTGAATATCAAAAACCAGTGTCCGCGGCACATTGGTCGTGTCAACATAGTCGTAGTAAAGATATCCGTTTACAATCGAAAATTTTTGTAATTGCGATTGTGTGTCATCGGGCGGATAGATCGTTACACCTTCTCGCGTCACCGGCTGAGGAACGCTTGTTCCACCATCCTCGTTTTCATGCGGAAAAATTGGATACAAACTATCGTCGGTAATCGACTTTGACGCGCCGCCTCCAGGTGAAAAGTGAATTCCGTCGTCCACGCGAAAGAAAATAAGTCCGCCGCCCTCGATCGCTACACAGCGCGGCATAAACAGCCCGCGGTTAATGCTCGTGGCTTGCAAGGTCCAGGTTGATCCCGTGGTTCCCGTTACAGTGGCAAGAGCATTAAAAAAGTTAGGCATAATAACCCATGCCCGTCGGATCGAAAACAGCACACCCCGCCCCCCAGACATGGCGCCGTTAACCAGAGGCTCGCCAGGATCGGTTACGTCCATTTGGTTAGTATCCGGCGCCGCATCAAGATTCGATCCTGAGCACCAATAAAGTGTTCCCGGTCGCAGCGTATCACCTACACCAAATGTGTAGTTAATATTATCCGTGGGGCCAAATAGATACGGCAACGGCTGAGCGGCAAGAATGGGTTCGGAAATTTCATAAGCCAGATCTGTTCCATCAGGAACACCAGGAATCGTAATTTCGTTGACAAAACCGTCAGGAACAACAATGCCCTTATCCGTAAAGATTACCGTTCCGCTGACCGTCGTACCTCCCGTAGTGCTAAAGGTCGGGGTTGTGCTGCCTGAAATTCCCGCCGTTGTAACAAGCTGGTAATGGCCATTGGTATCTTCAATGACCCAGTCCAATGCATATGCGGTTAAAGCAGCAAAATTACTGGCTGAGGGGCGCGAAATGAAGGTATAGGCCAAGGAAGTCGGGGAACCTATTTTAATGATTGTTCCCGCTAGCCATCGCGTATTAAATCCAGTAGCTGTACCTCCAATCGCCCCCCCGCTGACCCAAGTAATTACGTTACTTGAAACTGTACAAATTCCTTTTTGCGGCAAATCAATCGAAGGAAAGGGTTCGTAATTGGTGTAAACAAGTATATTTGTGCCAAGTTCAGTATCCGTCAGCGAATCAGAAACTGGAGTATTAGTTCCCCCTCCGCCAAGGTCATCATTTGGCCCCGTGCAAACGTACGTAAAATCTGTAATAGCGGAATCGACACGGTAATAATCAACCTTGTCTACTTGAGGATCGTTCGACCAATTTGACGTAATGGTGTTTGCTTTGACAGGAACAGATTCCGCCGTCGACTCAGGCGAAGGATTAGAAGTCGCTCCCGTTGCGCTGGAGCGATACGTGTAGCGATACTGCACCTCTTCTCTAACCGTGTCGCTCAAGGGAAGAACAATCGTTGGCGTGGTCACGCCAGAGATTGTTGATGAGGCAGTGGGAGAAACCATCAAAAGAAGAATACGGCCGGAGTGGTACCAAAAGTCATAGTCGATCTCGATTGAATGAATTCCTGCTGACGCAAAATGTAAAATCACGGTCGTAACCGTGCATTGGCCACCTTCGTTGTAATAAGTGCCGTTATATTTCAGCGGAGCAACAGGAAGAAGAGCAATTCCGCTTACCACCGAAATAGTTTGCCCGTAAGAAGATATTTGAGATTTGCTTAATGAAACCGTTCCGGCAGTTGTTTCTTCGTTACCGGTCATGTATGTTGCACTCGCCGAAACAAAGGTGGGGCTTCCGCCAATACCCCAGATTGTTTGATCTTTATTGGTTAGAACAAATTTGTAATATCCACCTGCAGGAATATAAATGCTTCCGGTCAAGCAAAAATTAAAGTTTGTATACGTCGTACTGGTTGTATATGTCGATGTGAGAGGCGAGGCAAACACGGCATTTGAACCTGAAACAACGCCCTCCGCAGTCAATTGAAACCATTCCATCGGGTTATTTATAACGTAATCAGAAGTTCCGTTAGAAATATCCACGCCAGGCAATCCAGGTATTCCGGCGGCAAGGGGTGGAACGCACGCCGTTCCAAACGAGGCATCAAAAATAAAGGAATTTCCTGTTGTACTTCCGTCCGCATTTGACGTAGAGCGAGTTGGTCCACTTCCGCCAGAATCGTCTGGATTTTTCCAGATGTAAGACCCAACTTGGCCTGACGACGGAGAATCTCCCCAGTAACTAAGCGACAATGTGCCGAGTGTGGATACAACCAACGGCAATGCATTTGTTGTTACTGTTACCGTAATGCTAAAAGAACCAGAGTTATTGCTAAAGGTGTTTCCAGTCGAGTCAATGCCGATTTGCATCGATACGGCCGTGCTGGGAACAGTAATTTCTACACCCAGATTTCCACCCACGTCCACAATATTTTTGATATAAAGCGGTGCCTGTCCAGCGGCAATCACGTTGCCGTCGCCATCCGTAAACGCTCCAATAATGATCGATGGAACTGTCGACGGAGGAGACACTCCGCCCGTAGGTTGTACGTAGTAACCTGGATTGGTCGAGGCCAGCGGTAGCCCTGTGGCCGTCGGGGTTGTGATTACGTTTCCGTTGATAATCACCGTGTCCGTGGGATCAGGAATAGTAATTGTCACGGTGGTCGCATTTTGCACGTTTACCGTGTACGGTGCGGTTCCATCAACAGGTGGAGTGGTATTTGGGTACCCTTCGGTTTCGCCGTAATCAAAATCCGAGTTTGTTCCTGTCGGATAGTTTGTCCAAGGAATCGCCGTCGCGTAAAGCACTCCGGTTGTCGTCACACTAGAATTTTCGGTGGAGACAGAAGGAGCAAGTTGCGGCTCCTTAATGCCCATTTTGTAGCAAACATTATCCGACCGAACCTTCATCATACCGTTCGATGGGAAATTATCAGCGGTATGGCCACCGCTGGCATTGGTAATTAAAAATTCCGTTTCGAGAGTAACGTCTCCTTGTATAGCCGAATCGCCAACATACATCCACGGCTGCACTGAAGAGTTGGGCCTAAACGGAATCATCGAAACCGGATTGCCACTTAAACCAATCGCTACCACGGCAGTGCTAGAAAACAAAGTAGTATTGACGCCAGTCATTAGCACATATCCATTCGCTGGTCCGTTGGGCGTGGAATCGTTTAAACGACGAATTGTATGTAGAGCGGCAGGAGTCGTGTAATAAATTGTGACTACGACACTGTTGACATAGGTTGTGGCTGTTATGCCGCTTAAGTTATCTACTTCAAATACGGGTGTAAATCCAGCGTTGATAATTGCCGGAGTGACAGTCGCGCCCCATAAAGAAGTGTTGCCGCCAAACGTATATGTTGCCGCTGTTGTTGTTAGTGTTGCTTTATCAAGGGTTGCTCCAGAAATTCCAAGTCCAAACGATAACGATTGCGATCCCGATGTGGCATAAGCGTTGCAAGTTATTTTTATGCCCGCGATCGTTGCCGTCGTTGGAATTGTTTGTGCGCCAATCGCTAACGATAACGTGCCTGATCCCATATCGGCAGCTACAGAAACTGATGTAAATAATGAGGTAGATGTTGCATTTGCAGGATTAGTCCAATAACTACTGCTGCAAGTAAGAGTCGGAACGAGCGTAAACGGATTTCCAACGGTTTCAATCGCATTTGTAAGCAAATTGCGAAAGTTGACGCTACCAGCCGAATAGGTACGGACGTTTTGAGCAATGCTTACCGATCCGCTAGGCTCGCGGTTTGGGGGGTGAGTTAAATCGAAACCTTTAAAATTAAGCGCCACTTTGCCCTTGTCTGGTAAAACAGCAATGGCCCAAAACCATTGCTGGTCTTGAGCCATTGCTTGTTCGCCACAGGGCGAGGGCATGTTGCTCGACAACTTATTTTATACTTTTCATTATTTCATATTTAAACTTATTTTGTTCCTTCGCTTGGCTGCGATTTCTGCCTTGCGTCGTTGTACCGCTCTTGATTTCGATCTTGCGCCTGTCCGCGCTGCACCAGAATATCGCTAAAGCTACCCATGCTCTTAAGTCGCGAGTTCTCCGCCGAGCACGCTTGAATAGCGCGTGCCTCCAGTTCCAATGCCGATTGGAATTCGGCACCAGCCATTTTAAAGGTCGCATAAGCCTGAGCTAGATCTAAAACAACATCCCAATTGCTGCGCGAAACTTGAACATAATCGGCATCCAATGACGGCACTGGCGCATTCGCTAAAACGGTTGCCCCAATGCCAGATCCCGTAGGCGCGGCTAAAAAATCAATACCCCCAATCACGATGCAAGGGCCAAAACTTGTTGGCGTTGAATCCCACTCCGGCGCATACCGGTCCATAGCGGCAATCGACGGCATATCGGTAGCTGCGTTGTTTACCTTTGCCAACATGATCCAGGGCGTTTTAAGCAACAAATTCAAACCATCCTGGTATCTGCGTAAGCAGTATGCAGCGCGCAGACGATCCGTGGCCTCGCTTTCCCTTCCCAAAAGATCAGCCATTGCCCCCCAGATCAGCACCCATGCAAAATCATCTGGAATATTCAATAACGTCGCCGTAGGTGGAGAAAAGGCTGCGCCCGATTTCAACACCACGGCTTCATATGTTCCCGGCAAGTTAGGCGTAATGTCTACATCCCAAGCAAGTGGCGGTTCTGAAGTCAGCATAAAGGTTTCGGGCGTTCCAGAACCTAATTGATACAATGGTGCTTCATAAAACTCCTGCGCCACTGTATCATCGCGATAAAGAGTATTTGGATTTCCGGTTACCGGAATATAGCGAACCCGCTCAACGTCTATAACTGTGTCAGGAAGATAGGTTCGACGCGTATTGGGAACTATCGCAACGTTAGAAAGCAACATCTGGTTGCAATTTGATATTTGCAGCATTTCGTCGCGTCGATGCTGCAAAGCTGTTGAAAAATCGTTGATGGTAAATTGCGAAGTTCCACTCCAAGTTCCTCCTGTTGGCGGTTCCAACAGCATGTATTCCATCAACGTATAGCAATAAGTATCTGTAAGCGTACGTATGCGCGGCGAATTGGTCAAAGTTGCTAGCGAATTCCAAAGCGTTGATGAATTAAAGACAAAGTCCTGTTTCCAAGTAAACGTAAGCACATTAAACATTCGCAGCGCTTGGCAAACATAAATTCCGCATTCAGTGTCCGTCCAAAACACATTTCCGGTATCCGCCAGCCGCGACGCAAGCTGTTGGCGTGCAGTCAGAAATGTAAGCCAGCTATACGCCGTCATTCCTTACCTTTTTGATGCCAAGCGCTTCCGGCTACCCTTTTTCCCTTTGCCCTTTTTCAAGCCACTAACAGCAATTCCAGGGAACTTGGCATGCACCTTACGCCGTACTTCAGCTTTTTCTTGCGAAGAACCAAACTGTGATACACGCGCTAATGCATTCTTTGCATGCGCACGATCATGAATTGGGAAGCGACGTCCTTTAACCGCGAACGCTTTACTTGGCAACTTTTGCCGCTTTTTGTAGGTCAACTTCGCCATAGCTCACCTTCTAGGGCCACAAATAAAAATAGCCCAAGGCCATTTCGGTCTTGAGCCATTGCTTGTTCCCTAAGAAAAGGGAGGGCATGCTGCTCGCGTTTTTCCTATACAATCATCTACCAGTTACTTTCTGGTGACAACTTTTTTTCTGTGTTTACTCTTCTTGGTTAAGGATTTACGTGATCCAATTCGACCTTCCTTTCGTAAATACGAAAGCAAAATCGCCTTTGCTTGTTTCTTGTTACGAACGATCTTTCCTCCCTTACCAGAATGTAGCTGATGCTTGCGGAACTTTTTCATGATTTCGCGAGCGGGCATAAGCACTCACTTTGCTGCGTTGTCTCCTGTCACAGCCGCAGGTTTAGAGGAATTTGTTAATTTGGACACTGTTCCATGAATTCCAGCAGAACCAAGCGCCGCAGTTAAAATAATTAAAAATGAATTGGCTGTATAAAGCTGATCGGACGGTATTGCCACCATTGCACCAAGTGCATTTAAAACCAAGTTAAGCGCTGCCGCTGTAGGGCCTGTAATATACTGCCCAATCAATGGAGACTGTTTTAATATTTGCAATACGCCATATACCACCACAGCAATTGCAAGAATTTTTGCAGCAGGTGGAAAAGTAAGTATCACCCCAAATAAAATCGTTGCCATATCTCCTCCTTTTCTCAAATGCCTATGTAGCTGTTGCAGCGCTTAAAAACTGTTGATAATGCTCAACCAATTCAGTTAAGTTTTTACCGCCGTGTTCCGCGTAATCATTACCAGGAAAACTTGCCCAAATATTTGAGCAAGCATTGATAGCTAAAGCAATTTCTCCTTTTTCAATTTCATCAATTGCGCTGCGTTCTTGAATCTGCCGAACAGCAACCGCATCTTGACTAGCCGGGCTAAAATCATTCAAGTGTAACATCAACTTATACGCCTCCCACCATTTTAGTTCTAATTGGTAGCGTCCGCTAGCCGTTGAAGTAAGGCGTTTTGGTCCAGTGCAAATAACTTTTGCTGGACGGCCTGTAGCAAATGGATGATCGATATAAATTGTAAAGATCTCTAAACCCTTTTCTCCGGCAGCTTCATCGCCAGATACAATTACGTCGTAACCGTCGTTTTTAGTTAATGGATGTGTACTGGTACCTTCGGACCATGCAATGGTATCGAGAAAGGCGCGGATTTTATTGTTAATTAGCATAATGTCAACGTCGGCTAAAAAACCATTCCAATGCTCCACCGATACAAGTTCCTAAAAAGCCAAACGCAGTCATAAATCCTCGTTGCTGATCCCGTGATATTTTTAGGGAATCTACATCAGCAATAACTTCACCTAGTCGCCCATTGGTACCTTCAACGCCAACAAGCATGTTCATTTTGGCGCGAAGATCTGCCATACCAACTTTTACTTCCAAGATTCCTTCCAGCATTTCTTGTTCATATTGGCTCGTTTTGTAATCCATCAATGTCCTACCATCAAACCAGTTATTATTTCTATGGCAAATACAAACCGGTTGCAGTTGACGCCCCACAATCACCCGTCGTGATAGTTAAAGTTCCAATTGGTAGCGTTCCAGCCGTAGTACAACGATAAACTTGATTAGTGCCGCTATTTATTGATGCGGTACCAACGACAATTAGTTTATAGCCAGAATCTGTACCATTACCTATGGACACATTACCACTGCTAAAAATAACCAAGCCGTCCCGCCCATAAATATTTATTAATCCATAATTTGATGCCGATCCAGTTCCGCCTGAATTAATAAAATTAAAGTCTAGTGCATTATAGTTTGAAACATCGGTACCTAATATTATTCTTGTATAATTGCCAGTTCCAATATTGGGGCCTAGAAATATTGCTCCTGTAATAATACCTGTTGAAGTATTAGTAAATGTGCTGTACGTGCTACCGCTTTCCGTAATTACTCCCGTGCTAAGCGTGCCTCCGATTGTAGTATTACCCGCGGAGCTCACGCTAAGCACGTTAGTTCCTTGCTTTACTAACTCAAATAAATTTCCAGTAGATGCAGTTGTATCCTCTCCACGAATAATAGCGCCGGTCGAGGTATACGAACCAAGAGTTTGATTTCTGTAAGCGTATAAAGTCGAATGTGTGGTAGAAGCTGTAAGTGTTCCATCCTGCATAAAATATCCTGCTTCATTACTTAAACTTTCACCTTCTACACCTGTTCCTGATGTGCTAGATCCGTACACACCTTCGCCACTTGTAGCATTTCCCCATATAGCGTTTCCGCTAGTGGCGCTTCCTTGAACACCTACTCCACCTGTGCCCGTTACCGATCCAAATACGCCAATTCCAGCACTACCACTGTTAATAGCAGAAAGCAAAGCTACATTTGCTATTGCTCCACTAAACGTATTGGTTGTTGAACCACTCTCCGTAATTGGGCCTGTACTTAAGCTGGTCAACGTGCCCACGCTCGTAAGGCTAGAACTTACCACATTACTCGCCAAGGTAGTACCGCTAAGTATGCTTGCAAGTAACGGCGTAGCTGATGCACTTACATAATCGGTGTTGGTGCTGCCATATTGCAACATAGGAGCAGAAAAACTTACCGTGTTAGCAGTGGTAAAGACTACAGAAGGATCGTTCCAAAGTATTTGTACTGACGTAACGCCGGTAGGGATTGTAAATAACATAAGAATACGGCTTTGACTCTGACCAACCGTCAAATAATAATTTTTAATGTTTGTTCCTGAAGGATAACTTGGATTAGTACTATCTATTACGATTACATTTAGATTTACTTGGCCACTAGTTGCACTAGACTCATTCATGCAAGCAGTTAATGTATAAGTCGCTCCAGGAACAACATCAACCGGCTCAAGCCAAACGTCTGCTGCAGTGCCACTTGTTGTGGCAACAAAAGCAGTAGTATCTTGGCAACCTACCCCCGAAACTACTGCTGCCGCACTTGTGGCGTTCCATACTGAGGTGCCCTGAACAAAATCCGTATCTTGCAAAAGATTTGGCTGGACTTTTTGCTGAAAATCATCTGTTTGTTCAAATATGTTTCCGAAGCCCGCCGTAGATGGCGGGTAAATCGCTATAGAAATGCCACTGATGTAATTGAATGTGGCAGCTGCACCCATTACCAATGAATTTCTACTAGGACTGTCCCAAGCCACAAAATCAATAAAGCGATTAAATGAAATCTGGCTTGCAACCGTACCTGTCATGTTGAGGTAGTTTCCGGTCTGACCTTCGCACTGAAACTTCGAGACAATATTGCCATCAATACTGTCTCCAGCGACTCCCTGAGACCCTGTATTCATCGTAATGCAATTCACGGGAGATACAGCCACAAAATCATCAATAATATTGCCGTTGATAAATTGTCCTCCCGATGTTCCAGTTCCAACACTATTATCCATATCAAGGGCGTTTAAAAATCCTGTTGTACGCACATGCTCTAGTTTTACAAACGTTTGATATTGTGTTCCTGTAGTATTATCCGTCAAAAATGCAATTGCATTTCCAGTTGTACCATTGCTAAATATGTTTGCATCTTGAAGAAGGGTTGTATCGGCCCCTGCAATAGTCGTGTCAAAAACGACTACATTGCCATAATACGGCGATGTAGAAACTGGGCAGTTTGCGTCAGCATTAACACTTAATCCTATAAGCTGACCGTTTTGTTCAATTTCAAACACTTTTGATCCTGCCACACAAAGCGCAGAACTTGGCCGAAACGTAGTCGCATTGCTCATAATTACTTTTATAGGGTTATTTCCACTATTTCCTACAGTGACTGTTGCAGCAATTGTTTGATTTGTTGCACCGTAACCAGTTGCATCGCAAATGCCGCCAGTTAAAGTAGTAAGTTGCGCAATACAAGCATTTAACTGTACATCAGCTGTTGCACCAGAAAACTGTTCTACTTTATATACATTATTAAGGCTTTTTGCAGTTGCATTTCCAATGTTGGGCGTTACTAGCGTTGGACTAGTCGCCAAAACCACACTTCCGCTGCCGGTCGTACTTGCTACCACAAGCTGCGACGAACTGTTACTGCCAAGAACCGTTGCCGATGCTGGTATTGCTGCACCATTAATTCGAACTACAGTCGCTACTAACGATCCAGATCCTGGCCCAGCAAGCACGTCTCCAGTCAATTGCGTTATGCCAGCAACTATATTTGTTCCAGGATACATCCCTGTAAGAGTAACTGCAGAGGAATAAACATTGGGACTTATGCCACCGCTTAACGAAACATCGTATCCTTGGTTTGCAGCCGCAAAAAACAGCCAATAGCCAGGATTGGTTGACGATGCCGCATTTGCGGTAAACGGATTAGTTAATGGCGTTTCGCTTGAATCGGAATAGATCGTTGCTAGTGTCGTAGTCCCGGTTAAATAGACCTTAACAGTGCAACTAGGGATAATACCTAGCAAATAATTTGACGACGACAAACCAGAAGTAACCGACTGCGCGCCGCCAAGGTTGCAATAGCCGTTAATCGCGGCAATTTGCGCTGACGCGCTTACGGTAAAAATCAACACGCATAAAGCATAAAGATGCTTCATCGCTTATTCCTTTGCTGTTACTTAATTGCAGTCGGTTTAACTTCCTTGCTTTCCAGCTTTTTCTCTATCGGTTTCTTCTTTTCTTGCTCGACACGCAATGCATTTTGTGTGTTTTGAACTTCCTGCTGAATCTGCGGGGCTTGGCATTGTAAAAATGCAGACTGCAATTGCAAAACCTGCAACTTAAGCTGCGCTATTTGCGCCTTTAACTCAGTTACTGTTGGTTCATTTGTTTGCTGAGAAAAAGCTGGAATAGCCAGCAACAAAAACAATACATATACAATCTTTTTCAAGGTCTTCTCCTTTTCGCTTTAAACTAGTAACCACATTGGTAATGGATGGTGTACGTCGTACTAGCCGATGGCGCGCCAAATGAGTAGCGGGTAAACCCGGTACTGGTTTCCACTGTGTAGTCCGTTGCCCCAAGTGACGTTGGTGTGTGCACCTCGGCCGAGCAGTTTGGGTAGTATGTTTGTGCTGATCCGTATAGCACTACCGTAACTTCAGTGCCAGTCGTTGTAGCTGTACCGGTTGCAAGCGTCAAATCGCCGCTATTAGTAGTGCAAGTGTGATTTGTTGCGCAAACGCAACTCGCGCCCGTGCCGGCTGCTACACCAGGAGTGCAAGAAAAGTTAGTAGAAACACCGGCATAAACTGACGATGTAACTGTTCCTAAAAACGTAGTCGGCCCTTGATAACCTGTAACTAAGGTGCAGTTTGTGATTGAAGACAAATTAAACCCAAAGGCAACATAGGTTGTAGTGCCAGACGCACAAACCACACCTGATCCTGTCCCAGTGATCAAGCCGCTAATCGCATGGAGTGTTGAAACGGAGTTGGCCGTCGGCAAATAGATATTTGCAGTTCCCGCCACTGTATTTAAAAGTCCACCACTTAAAAGCAACTGACCGCCTGAGGTCATGTCGATGTTATATCCACTTGACTTGGTCATATTCGGGTTGTACATCGCCAATAATGCGCTGCTGCCACCCGATTTAATTTTCATGCTTCCAGTTAGCGCTTCACCGTATAATGTCCCATTTACAGTCAGCGTATAGCTGTTTCCGCTTAAATTTGTTCCGTAAATATGGTTGTAGCAACTCGCGCCAAGCGTTACATTTCCGCCGCTATAGCTGCCGCCGTGGCGCTCACTACGTATTGTGCTAGAGCAAGTGGCATATGTCGTCACTCCAACTGTATTTAAGTCATAAATGATTGTCGGCAAGGAATTAACCGTTACTCCGCCACTAAAAGTCCACGTCGAGCTATTTCCATAGATGGTTATTGGAATTGCCGGTAAAGTTGCGGCAGACGAAACAGAATAGGAAGAGTTCGGACTTGTAAAGATTGATGCCAGTCCCGTACTAGGTAAAGCAGCCGTTAAAGCTGAAAGTGTTTTGTATGGGCGTTCAATTGTTCCATCTGCTGTGTATGTGTCTGTTCGGTTTGCGTCCAGAGTCAACATGGCAGTGTCGGTTGCAGGGTAAACAAAAGCCGTTGTGCTTGCGGCAGTTTGGTATGGCTGCGCGCCAGTGGAACCGTTCAATAAACTTGCAGCGGTGGCCGATGATCCTCCCGAGCCAAATGCAACATACGTACCACCATTGCAATAGTACGGAACCCATGTTGTCGTCAAAGTAAATACAGAGCTGCCGCTGCATGAGGACGGAAGCGGTGCTCCCGACTGAAACGACGTTGCCGTGTAATTTCCAACAATAATCTGCCCATGCGCCGCTGTAGCCACTATTTCCATCACAAATATTGTCGAAAATAATGCAATCAGCTTTTTCATCGCTCTACCTCGTTAGCAGCACCGATACATTCACGGGATTTGTTAAAGCGACTAGTTTTACGCGCACGTATTTCGTATAAAACGACGGCGATTCTATGCGCGTTACATACGAAGCATTTAGTCCGACCGTGATCGCGTCAACCGTTACGTAATGTGAATCCATATCGATATCTGCATCCTGAAGATCAACTTCAAAAGCGCCAGGATTTCCACTAAAGAAAATCTCTAGCGAAATACCCCACGGATAAAACGTGCGGTTAACTCTTTCAATTTGGAAGGCAATGCTTGCCTCCCCCACCGCAACCGTTTCGTTGTTCCACAAATATTTCTGGTTGTTGTCACGAATCAATGCAGCTTGTGCTGTTCCCGCATAGCCTGGCATTACAAACCTCCTGCATAACTGGGTATAATAAAAAAGCGGTTGAACACCGCAATCTCATTCAAGGTGAGATTATGGCCAAGCGTCGCGTCGAGCGCGAGCCTGTTGTCCAACCGCTCGATCAATCTATCAAACTTATTCCACTGACAAAAGGCCAAGTTGCAACTGTCGATGTTGCTGATTACGAATGGCTGATGCAATGGCCTTGGAATGCTTATTGGCACCCCAGGACCAAAAGCTATTATGCCAGACAAGCTCATGGAAAATTGATGCACCGTCTGATCCTTGGCCTGACAGATCCAGCGATTAAATGTGATCATCAAGATGGCGATACATTGAATAACCGTCGTTATAATCTTCGCGTTGCAACTGATCAACAAAACGCTCAAAATCGTAAAACAAGAAGCGACAACAAATGTGGCCACGTTGGAATATGGTGGAGAAAAGACGTGCAGATGTGGCAAGCGTCGATTTTTGACAACGGGAAGCCTCGTCATTTGGGATACTTCCGTAACTTTGATGATGCTTTTTTCGCGCGCAGTATGGCGGAGATCGAAGTGTTTGGTCAGTTTGCGCCAATTTTGCGTCATTAGCTTCCCCAGTTGCCCAAATTTAGTTGTCCAGTAACACTTGAATACGGCTCACCAAATGCAGACGGCAAACGTTGCATCTTGCTAAAATACAGATCCACTAGACTGCGATCCATTACGCGAATATGTTTAAGCCGGTCATCGTATTCGGCTCGCGCCGCTTGCAATAGGAATTGCCAATTCGCTCCCGCGCCGCGCTCCATCTCATCGCCCTTTTGTGATTCCTTCCACAAATAGAGCATTTCGTACGCACGCAACTTAACTAACTCGTCATTTAGCGGATACGGCACGGTGTCAGATGGATTGCTTAGCGACGGCCAATTCGCTTGGCAAGCGAACGTATAAGGGAGTTGCGTAATCGGATGCGGCCACAGCTCATACAGCATTTGGCCGTACGTTGTACTTCCCGCGCGCGTATCCATCTTGTACGGCACCACATACAGCGGCTCGTCAAAATCGGTTCGTTCGGCATCTTGCTCCGAAAGATCGATTTCCGTTCTGCTCCACCAATCCATATAATTGTTGTTGGTGGTATCGCGAATGTTGTACCAGCGCTTAAATCCAGGCGGCGCGGCATAATACGCTTGGTAGATCATGTATGTGCCGCTGGTTTGCCTTGGTTCCATCCATGGCCGATCAATAGTCAATACCACTGCGTTAGGATTCGATACGTTTGCAGAAATAATGTTGTAAAGCGAATAGTAAGGAACGCGTATTTGTTGCTGCGTAAGTAATGGAGGGCTGATTAATGCTGCTGTCCACGCGGCAGAAGCCGTTGCATCCCCTGTAATAGAGGTAGTAAATGGCGTAACGGTAATTCTTCCTGGACTAAGGAATTCCGTAGTCGGTCCGCCCAGCAATCCAGGCGTTAGCCAACCGCCATCAATTAGCTGGAAACTCCAAACGTTTTCATTCTGAATTGCAGCAAAAGCCTCATTGAGCTTAGTGGTCACTAAGCCAAAGTTTGTTCCCGGAATTCCTAATAGCTCTTGCCGCATGTTTTGAAGTGCCATACTTTGCCTTTAACAAAACGCCCCCTGCGAGTCGACCCCGCAAGAGGCGTTAAGTTTGTCCTTCGGGAGAAAGACTCCGTTAAAACTGTCCGACAAACGCTAAAAGCTGAACGGTTTCTCCAGATAAATTTTGCCCGGATACAACCTCTGATCCAATTGAAGCTGCTGCACTCACAGTCACATTGGTTGCCCCCGAAATGGTTACTGCGCCTGTCGTAGTAAGTGCTCTGCCATTAAGTGTGCCGCCGCCAAGGGTAACCCCACTTACCGTCAAAATGTTTCCGTTTACTGTCGAAGTTGCTACCGAGGTAAAAGCGCTTCCAGCTACAAAAACCACATTTGCGGCTTGTGCGCCGTTAATCAGCGCAACCGTCTGTCCACTAGCAAGGTTGATCGTTGATCCCGCAACGAACACAAACACAGCACTTGAATTTCCTTGAGCGTCCAGAATAATTCCCGTAGGCATTGTCAAACTGGTCGACCCAAAATAATATCCTGGCGTGTAAGTCGATGCTGTCGAGCCATTGCCACCCGTGCTTAGATTGGTCAGGCCAGACAATGTCGGGGTCAACCCCTGGTAATAAATGATTGCCGCCGTCAACGCTGTTTGCGCAGCGGATGCAGCGGTGTTGTCAATTACCGCCGGAGAAGTCAAAGTGCCTGGAGGAAATCCGCTAATGCTTGTGGTGGGATAGCTTCCGATGTTCCCACCCGTAATGACGGAACTTCCAGTGTTTGTGATGCCGGAGTATGCCAGCAACGCGTAATTAGCGGCTGTGCCAAGGCGTGTCGTGACAACGGAGCCCCCACCGCTAGTGCTTGCAAGAAACCAACGTAAATACCACTGCTGCCGAACGCCAATTCCCGTGGGATTGGCATAAACCACGTAATTTTTGCTTATGCTTTCTTCGCCGCCGATAAGCGCATCAATGTAGTAATTCGACAAGTTCAGTGTTACCAAATCTCCTGTACCAGCAACGTAAGCCGTCGGTCCAGTACCACTTCCGACAAAAAGTCCGCGCCGTCCAACAAATTCTGGATAGAGTGGACCTGCTCCGGTACCTTTTCCGATCGCTGTAAGAATCACAATTGCTCCTTGCTGCGACTGTTAAAACTGACCAACCAGCGCACCAAGCTGAACAGACTCGCCTGAAAGGTTAGTCGTACTTGTCACTTCGGTTCCGACCGTGCCAGCAGATGCCAAAGCGTAGAACCAGCGTAGATACCATTGCTGTCGTGCACCAGTTCCTGCAGGTGCTGGGTAAACCAAATACTTGCCGCTTACGCTTGTTACGCCACCGAGAAGAGCATCGATATAGTAGCTAGGCAAGGGCAATGTCACCAGATCTCCCGTGCCAGAAACGTAGGATGCAGGCCCAGTACCATATCCGACAAAGGTTGCGCGTCGACCGATAAAGTCCGGATAGAGTGGACCAGCGCCACTGCCTTTTACGATCGCTGTGAGAACCATGGTTGCTCCTTACTGCAATGACTCGATGGCAATGTTCGGGAGCAAGCATTGCTGCTTGCTCCCAATCGCAACTAGTCCTGGACTACCGGCACGCCGTTCATGTAAATCTTGAACAGATTGGAGGCAACAGGTTTATCAACCGCTTGACCAACAGTCGCGGCAATCGGAGATCCACTTGCAGCAGTCGATGTAACTGTTCCAGCCGCGCCAGTGCCAATGGTATTAACCCAATCGCCGACATTTGCCGTACCAATTGTCGCGTTGCCCAAGACCGTTGCCGTGCCAAGTTCCTGAACAAAGCCGTAGTTGCCCGGCGTAATCGAGTTCAAGAACACAACCGGCCGAACGGTGCCGACACCCGGCAACGCAGCATTACCAGCCGTAGCAACGTCGTAGCTAGTCACAAGATTCGGAGTGGTGTTTAGCTGCGCAGCGACCGTGCCGCCATTTGTACCGGTCACCGTCAGCGAGAACGATGGAACAGAAGTGTAGCCGTAGCCAGACTGCACAACGGTCGCGCTGGTGATCGTTCCCGTAGAGCCAACAACAACCTGAATCACCGCATTAAAGCCGCCGCCGCTGCCAACAGTTGCAGCAATGTTATAGGTTCCCGTTGTCGCGCCTGTGCCGGCTACCGTAATCACAACGCTAGCAACAGTGCTCCCAGCGCGCACGTAGCCAACGGTTCCGGTCTTCACATTTGCCGCCGTGGCGCCAGAATCGACTTGCACAAAGCGATAACGCCCAGCAAACAAAATGCCATTGGTCGTATATGAACCTTGGTAAGCTTCTTGGTTAGTAGCGTCAAAGAAATCGCCAAGATTTAGTCCACCAGCCGCAAACGGTTGGCCAGTACGGAAATCCGTAATCGCAGTCGGCGAAGTAAAGTTTCCGTTATTCCATGCCAACCAAGTAGGTACGATCGGTTGAAAGGGCATGATTTTCTCCTAACTTCAGGCAGTAAATCCAAACGCGTAATTGGAATGCCGCGGCTGGGTGTTGTATAAATTGGTGCCAAGCCGCATGAACAAAGCATCAATGCTCACGTTGTTCGGCATGGGCGCGCGCCGCAGTCCAAAGTTCCAACCCTTCTTATTTGTCGGGCGGATCTTGAAGCTTTCTGGCTCCAGGAAATAAAGCACTTCAGACGGCTGAATCGTCGCATTCGAAGGCAACCCAGAACCGGTCGGCGATACAGATACAGGAGCGCCATTCTTCGTAAACTGCGGCGTGGTAAACGAAACCGTCGCCGTGCTCGATCCAACGCCGTCAGCAAGATTTGTGTTTCCAGCCGCGCCATTGGCTGGTGCCAGTTCAAGATAGTTTTGAGCCTGAACGGAAGGAGCTAACGGATCGGCATAAATGTCAACGCCGTTAAAGTTCAGACCATCCCACTTAATGTCGTGCTTGGTATTCGAAATATCGCGACGCTGCGCATCAAGCGCAACCGCAACAGCCTTAAATCCAAACACGTTTGTAATGCCCAACGTCGGATTGCCGCCGGTCACTTTGCACTGCGACCAAAGCTGCATCAGCGCCGCAAAATCAATTTGACCAGTTGCGCCAGTCGATGTACCCAAATACAGCGGCGTGGTATTTAGCGCTGTACCAATATTTCCATTGCGCGCCTGGCCACCGTAAGTGGTATAAATGTTGCCGTACACCGAGGGATCAATTCCGTTATTCAGCGCTTCATCCAGGCCATTGATCGTCTTAATACGATTGTCCTGAACGGTCGTCGAAGAAGGCTGGCCGTGGCGGAACGAATCCATCTCTTGCATGGTGTTCATGGTCATAACCATGGCTTCCATGAAGAGCTGGTACTCATCCACAATCCGCGACGGGCCGGAATTGATAACGCCTCCGGTGCCGGAGCCATCATCCATTTCCCAGTCATCCAGCGGATACCAGGTCGCATACGCCTTCGGCAGGAACTTGATGCCGGTGTTGATCTGCTGGCGCGTAACCGTCACGGTCTGGCCAGGATTCACCGCTGCACCCTGCGTACGCCCGTACAGGATGCCTTCCATCATGCCCGCGCCGCCTAGGAACTCGTCCCAAACACCAGCACGACGCAACTTAGCCTGAAAGGGGGTATCCACGAACAAGTTGTTATAAACTACATTTTTGCGGACGCTTTCGAGGTTACTAGCGTCAATCTCGTTATACAGAGGATCTTGTGGCATAATCACGACCAGCTAGGCAATAGCTAGAACTTTTTGAACTGTTGCCGTATGCTGCTCCTTTCGATTTTTCCAATCAATTCGAGCTTTTTCGTTCTTTGCTTGAAGCCAAGCTGGATCAGATGCTTTGCGCCGGTAATATTCCGCTTTTTGCTCCCTACGCGCTTTAGCAGTTGGGCTACTACGCCGTTCCCGTTCCTCTTCATAAAACGAAAGGAGACTATTTTTTAAAAAATCCATCGAAAGTCCGCTTGTAGACTTTCCTTTTAAAAACTCCAAGCTATTAGTTGCATCGACTTGTCCCTTACGCCGTGCCGTCAAAAATTCGTAAATAAGAGCTATAAAAATACGCGCGCGATCGCCACAAATCTCCCAAGAATGGCAACCGCTTTTATTTAGGCCACGGATACTTCCGCCAAACCAATCACGCAACCAATAAAGAAGTTCCGGATCTTTTTGTGGAACAGTAACCATAAATCCGCGTTTGGTATGCCCACACAACCGGCACGTCCCTTCGCCCTCGTAGATTCCTGCGGACCATGCGATATCAGTCGCGGTAGGAATCTTTGTGGCTTCAAGCTCGGGTTTGTTTGGCCTTGTCCAGTTATTCATTGCAATCAAGCTTTCATGCCTAAAAATAAAAATGGCTCAAGCCATTGCTGACTTGAGCCATTGCTTGTTCCCCGAAGGGGGGCATGTGTCTCAACTTACAAATTCAAAACGTCGCCTCATTACGCCGCTACTGCTTGCTCCGTAATTTCTTGATGAATGGACTGCGAAGTAGACTGCCGACGTTGCTGCTCATTCAAATTCAACGGATCGGGGCGTTCATTGGCCTTTACGGCACGCGCTACATCGGCAAATCGCGATGGTTGCGCAATGCGAACATCCGGGTTCGAGCCAATCTTTTCCGCCCATTCCTTATCTTTCGCCACCAGTTTTTCTTGGATTTCTTTATCTTTGGCGGCTAACTGCTCTTGCAAAGGCTTTTGCGCAGCGGCAGCAACTTCGGCATCGTGTGCCTGTTGCGCTTTTTGCTGCAACGCTGTTTGCTTAGTAGCGAAATCATATTTGCGCGCCACATAATCGCGGAATGGCAAACGAGCGTTTGATGCTTCTTTCGCTAAGACATCAAAACTGTCGGGCAAAAACTGACCACCGCTCAGCCGCGCATATTCCTGCATTGCCCAACCGACATTGCTGATGCCGGCACCCAAGCGTTCGTCAATGGCCTCCATTGAAAAGACCGGAGAGCCAGGCGTCCCATCGCCCGTGCCAGCCACATAGCGGCCTTTCGCATCGCGTACTTGGTTGGGTAAAGCGGCTGGTGCTGGTAAGTTTTGCGGCTGATACCCTGGCGCATCCTGCGGAATAAATCCTCCGCTTCGCGCCGACTCATTTTGAGTTTTATAAAACGCGATTTGCGCATCTAAATTAGCTTTTTCCGTACCCCATGTATTAAGTGCAGGCGCGATACTTTCGTCGTAGAACTGACGATAGCTGCGCTCTGCGACTTCGGCCGCTTCTTTTGCCTCAGCGGCCGTCTTGCGTTCTTGTTCAGCCTTAGTCACTGCCTCAGCGGCGGCTTTTCTTTCCTGCTCAGCTTTTGCCGCAGCTTGCTGTGCAGCTTGGCGTTCCTGTTCCGCGGTCGTCAATACGCCGCTAAAAGCTTCAACAGCCTTAGCGTCGATTGCGGCGATTTGCTCATCGGTAAAACCGGATTGTTTCAGTATTTCTTGAACAGTGGCCATAACAGTGTTTTCTCCCGAAATTTTCAATATTGCGGTTGTTGACCCATAGGCGTAGGCTGCGGCGGCGTAATAAGTGCCGTCTGCATATCTTGAATGCCTTGAGAAACTTTTTCGGCGCCTGCGGCAAGACGAGGATCAGATGCAGCCATTTGCTTAACAACCTGGTACCACTGAGCTAGTAATCTTTGTAGATCGGTACCAGGAGCTTGCGAAGGCGCTTGCTGCGGTTGCTGCGAGGCATCAGGCTGGGAAGGAGTTTGCGGAGGCGCGCCGCCTCCCTGGGGGGGAGCGGCGCCCTGGGCTTGTTGATCTGGCATTGGTGTGGGTGTAGTCGCCATTTAATTAAGCCTTGATGGCGCTTTTCTTGCCACGGCCCTTGCGACCACGGCCCTTGCGGCCCCGTTTCAGATGGCTCGCCTTCATAGCTTTAACACGACGTCTCTTTGCCATGATGTTCTCCTTGGGTTGAAATAGAAACGGCTCAAGGCCGTTTCGGTCTTGAGCCATTGCTTATTCCCCAAGGAGGGGGGGCATGCATCTCAATATCTTTTTGAGATATATGACTTATTTAGTTGTTTGTCAAGCACTAATTACAAAATTTTTGTACCTATGCCTAACAAGTTTCGAACTTGATCAACTAAATGCTCCGGAATTTTGGTTCGCTGCTCCACATTAACTCCTTGCACAGTGCCCTGGTTATACTGAATCGCCATTTTCCCATTCGTTCCGATCGCTTTAAGCAATTCATCGACCTCGGCGACATTAGTTGGTAAACTAACACTTACCTCAGTCAAGATGTAATCTTTTTGAACTTTGATTCCAACAGTCATGCTCAATCTCCTTGCTATCGGCAAAATAAGTCATTCGCCTAAGATTCACTTACAACGGTTCTAGGACTGCCGCCTTGAGACCCTTTTTGTTTTAACTTTGGCGCTTTTGCTCCGCTCGGGGGACGGCCGCCGCCGCCTTTTCCCCCACCGCCACCTTTACCGCCACCCTTTTCACCGCCTTCTTGCGGAATTTGAATTCCTAGTTGCTGCATTAACTGCTGAGCAGCCGCGGCAGCTAAAATTTTGAGTTTTTGCATTTCAATTTCTTCGTTAAACCATTTTTCGCGTTCAGTATTGCCGGGAACATCGCCGTAATTCGGCACATCGAGTTTCTTCATTACCGTTGCCCATGAAATAGGCGCATTCCCGCGTTTTAGCTGCAAATACTTCATCTGTTCCTGCATCTGCGTAATGCGCAGCAATGTACTAGGAACGGAAACCAAGCGTATTTGTTTAGCAAACCAACGAGCGCGCGTTAGCCGATCATACTGGGATGGATTTTCCGGCAATACGCCGTTAATAAGCTCATCCGGCATATGGCTAGGAACCAGATCATCCGGATTAAAGTCGAATACCGTCCTATCGAGTTGATCCGGTCCCACGTATTCCATAATCCGTTTTACGTTAAACCATTGCAAAATAAGAAATTTCATGCGATAACCAATCGCTTTATTGGCTTTTTCAATTCTTGCCGCAATGCCCTTTGCAATGGGCCCAATCGATTCGAGCATCTTATCGGCCGTATCATTGGCCAGATTCATTTTCATATTTTGCAAGTTTCCCAAATCCTGCAATCCAAGTTGCGATTGCTTGCAGTTTTTCAAGTATTCCAAAAATTTAAAATGCTCACTATTAACGCGAACTTCTTCAGGCAAAATCGACTGCATGATTTTTTTGGGTTCGCCATCAACGCCATATCGAACGTCTTCTTCAAAAATGTCGAAGTGCTCGATTTTTGGGCCGCCGGTTGCGGTGTGATCGTAGCCGATCGGGGGATTTAGCGTAGCCGTAATCACTTGATCGATTTTTCGTTCAATTTTCCGAGTTGTAATTTCGATTGAGCCAACATCGCCGACCAAAGATCTTCCCAGCGGTTCCCACGCCCAATCATCTACGACGTATTGGATGACCGGCATCTTGCCGTCCCAATCAAATGCCGGGCCATCGTACATTGGCCGATCCAAGCCAGCAGAAGTGATGATGAGCCGCAGATTGGGATAGACGCGGCAATCTTCAACACTTGCCGGACGCATAAAAGGCATACCGTTATGCATGCCGCCAAAAATCATTTGGCCAACAAAAGGAACTTTGTAAAACCAGCTGGTGCCCGGATCGCCCATCGGCAGTTCAAAGCCCGTAGTATTAATACGAAGATCGCGAATAAACGTATAGCGGATCTCCGTATAGAGATTTCCAAAACTACGCCCTTGTTCGCCATAGCGATAGCGTTCAGCATAATCCAAGCGTCTCGCCTGAACTTGCGTTTTGTAGCTACGCGGCCCAACTGTTTGTAAAAGTCCCTGGTAAAGCGGAAATCTGCCATGTGCTTCTGCGATTGGCATGTAATCGTAAATTGTTACCGCATAGGCGTCTTGCACATCATTGGTTCGCGGAATTTGTACCGGAACAACATCCAAAAGCCCTAACGCTTCAAAAACAATCTTACGTTCGCCATATCCATATTCATCAGCGCGAACTTTTGGCCACAGATAGCCAATGCCCATCACGCTGGCATATTGCAAGACTTTTAGAATCTGAAAGGGAAAATCTGACTCTAGATAGACCGCTCTAGCAACTTTGGTAAGCATTTCTGCAAATTTTTTATAAGCAGGAAAGTCAGAACCATAGGCTGCAATTTCACGTACTTCCGCCAAAGTTTCGCAGAATTTACGGATGTCATACTTTAGTTCGTTTGTCAGTAGGGTCGAACGCGACTTATCGCGAAAAATCGCATCAAACACACGCAGATTGACGCCCAAATTCTTGAAGCAGGTTTGGCCCTCCAAAAACCCTTCGCCCTCTTGAATTTGTTCTTCAATCCATCCAGCGCGAACGCTGGGGGACGACTCAAATACCGGGGCCTGCCATGCCGTGGTATCTAATTCCATTCATAACTGCTTTCCTCCTCGGTAAGCTGCTATTGTGCATAGTAAAACAATTCGATCTTTTGTCTACAGCAAGTTAGTTATCGCCCCTGTTCGTAAGCTTCGCTGTGTAAATAACTAACACGTTTTTGCTTTGTACGATTTTCTTTTTTGTCATAATTTGCTAAATGCCGTTCCAAAAATTCCCGGTTAATAGAATTGCGCGCATTTGATGCCAACCATAAAATTTCCTTGCGTAGTGCATCCCGCATTGGGCCTTCAACCATTTCGCGCTTTTGATCTTCTATCTCGCCGTTCATTGCTTCCCATATGCGCATTCTTTCTGAACATAGTTCGGCTTCGTGCGCCGTATTACACACTACTTTTTCGAATCCATCTGGTGCTGGATAAACCTCGGGTAGCCCCATTCGCCATTCGCAAGTCATCGGATTAAACCAAAATACAATTTTTTTGCCAAGCACTTTACGCCTCCGGTTTATCCAACTTAAATTGGTTTTTTGATTGAAGCCATTTAGCTCGCATTTTCCTAAATTTATTTCGCAAATCTTTTTGCGTCAATCGAGACAATCGCTTAAATTCTTCAGGATCTAAAACAAATTGCGAATCGATTCCATCATCATTTACTGGAAGTAAGCTGTTTACAATTCCTCCGCTTTCCAAAGCTTGTAAAGTTAATGGCGTGGTCATTGCTTCAACAAACGTCTTGCTCCACCGCATCTTGCGAACAACTTTTGCGGTTTGGTCATGACGCTGCATAGGCGTCATCATAGTTGGATGAAGCCTTTTTCCCTTTTGAATAGCTTTTTCCTGTTCACAAAAAAACTTTTGTTGCTTTTTCCACCAACCCAATTCGGCAAAACAATGACGATCAAGTCGAACTATTTGTAACCAAGAATGACCTTGAAGTCCCCAAACACGCTTTTGCACAGTTATATCGCCATTTTTTTCTTTAACTATCGTTCCCAAATTAAAAACAAGTTTTTTCCAAAATAAGTGAACAAACATTTTATCTTCATCACGCTGAACGTTTAGCCATTTTCCCAAATGGATTAACTCTTTTTTCATTTCAATCCCATCCTCCTACAGCAACGGCATTAAGCGAGCACGTTGCGCGGCAAAGCGGCGGATTTAGACTCGTTGGCGGCGAATAACGACGTTGCGCACGATCCGCAAGTACATCCATGTCGTGAACCGTAAAGTACGATTGCGCGGCCGCGCGCACACGATCATCATGGTAGCCACTGCGATGAACCATTTTTGAAGCCCTGCCGGCAGCCTCATGACGCTCTAGGGTTTTAAGTTCTTCAATCAACCACCTAGACGAGGGTCGATACCAACCGCCATTTACAGCTTCCGTAAAGCGCGTCATCAAAATTGGCACGCTCCATACATTTGAAAACCATCCCTCTTTCTTTCCGGAATCGTCTTTAATTTTTTTGCTGTCGTATCGCCGTGGTTTGTGATGGTAATGAAATCCCATCAGCTTGAGCTGGTGCTGGCAAGTATCGCCAGGTCGGCTAATCTGCTCTACGCAAAATTTGACGCCCAGCGGATTTTTAGTTCGTTCGCCATACCATGCAGCTAAACATGCCGCAAAACCTACGATTTGCGCCGAATTAATTCGATTTGAAGTTAGCTCACAAACCTGAACGTCGCACTCATCGCCAAATCTATTGCGCGTCATTGAAACGCAAGTACGGTCTTCGTCTTCTTTTCCCAAGCCGTCGGCTGTATCAATTCCGCAGCTATAGTCGCAGCCCGGTTTTGGTTCTTCATAAACCAGCAGTTTGTCCAGGGTATCGTTTTCGTCTTCTTCGTCTACCGTTTTTAAGGGCACCAGCGTCCAGAAAAATCTTTGCCCGCGGTCCGAAGTCCAACTAACGCGAATATGTTGCTTTTCGTAGTCAATGATCGATTCATCTGGATAGAATTCTTTGACAATTGAATCGCCAGTAATCGCGTATGCTTGAACAGGATTTTTTCTTTCCGCTCTTCCATTGGGCTGGATTTCATAAACATACTTTTCGATTTGATCAATTACGTCAGAATCAAAAACGCTGTCGTAAACACCAGTTAGGGCTTCAAAATCATCGGCAGCCATTTGTGCTAGCCATATTTTTTGGGTATGGTTCTTACATGCTTGGAGATAATTAAATTCCCAAAACCATTTTTGCTCAATTGGCATCCGCCAATCCTTGCCAACAACTTTAGTTAAATATGAGGTGTTACGAACATAGAGTTCGCAACGCGTTATATGTTTACGCGTTGCATCGGTTGGTTGCCAGCCGCCTGGAATAGGAAATTTTCGAAGCCAATCATCTTCGGGATATAGATCTGGCACCATAACCCAAGGAATGAAGATTGGGCACAAGCGGGAGCGCCCCTTTGGCCAATCTTCTTTGGATGCGCGCCAAGTATCGGCTAGCCAGCCGGTATTACCACCACCGGTTCCTTCAAAAACCAAAAACAAGTTGCGCGATGAGTGGGTGGCCCTAAGTAGACCTTCCTCGATCACTTTCTTCGGTTTAGGTATATCGGCCAACTCTGAGTTTTTTACGCAGCAATGGACTGTGCAAAAGCTGTGCTCAGGAGTATCCACTTCCAAATCGAAGAAGGAATCGGAAAACGCAGCTTTGTTGTTAAAAATTTGGATGTCGATAAACTTTTCATCGGCGGAATAGTGCCAGTGCTTGGGCGCATGCTTGCAGCGAACGTCCGAAGCATCCAATTTATAGTCTGTACGCTCGAATGTATTCCATCCCATTGCCGTTCTAAATCTGTTTGCGTACAAGCTGTTTAAATTAAGTGACCATTGATCATGGCAGTTTCTACCGTAATAAGTCCCTGCCGGCTTAAAATACAGCGATGCCCATCCATATTTGCGCGACGCAAGAAGATCTCTAATCTGTATTAAGAGCGACATGGAAATGGAGTGGCAAGTAATTGTTGTAGCATCATTGCAGATATGCCCATCGCCTTCGTAATAGCCGCACAACAAACCATCGATATAATCTTTTCCTGATTCAAAAACCCAATCCGGGATTTTCTTTCCTTCAGCCAACTTGCCAAAGTTTTCCATTAACCAGCGAGTCATTCCTGAGTCGTAAAGAACATAAGTTGCTGTCAAACTGTTTTTGCTTTCGTGATAATGCAAATGCTGAAACATGCCAACAACTCGGCGAAGGCCGAGAAGCACATAATCTTTTTCTTTACGATGAATGGAAAAATAGACAGCATCAGCTGGCTTATCCGCGAGCCGCGCGTTGTAATGAATACTTCCTTCCGCCAAGTAAAATCCGCAAAACCAACCGAACCCGTAATCCAAATTAAACTTTTGAGACTCAATCTCTCTCTTTTGCGCCCTTCTACCCTTTGGCGTCCACTCAATTTGAACTTCTTTTCTTTTTTGAGTAATTGGCCGAACAGGCATCCGAACAAAATCGCCTTTGCCTAATTCTTCCGCTGGCTTAAACCCTTCTGGTGTCAATAGCGGATGATCTCGCGTAACAATAAGCGACGAATAATTTCCCCAAAGCGCGATTTCGCAAGCCACTTCATTTACTCGTGGGCTTCTGACAACAGCTTTTACCTTTGCTAGCCGATTTTTCGATGTCACAACAAGATCGCCAGGTAGAACCTCGGCAATTGGCTTTACGTCGCCATTCTGAATATGAATTAAAGTGTTAGGCGCTAAACAGACGTGGATGGCCGTTGGTGTCCATCCTTGGGCGATACCGGTCGCTTGCATACCAGACTGGATCGATAAGATCGATCCGTTCTCGTAGGAGTTTTTAGATGTGGCTCTAGGAACAAGCCACCAGGGGCATTGATTGTAGACAGTATTTAGAATGCGGCCAATTAACTCGGATTTATCCGACTGCACAGAAGCCATGACGGCCTGCGTATGCGGAATGAATAGCATTTTATGGATAAACTTTAGGGCTGTTTTTGTAGAATTATGCGATACAAATCCTTCGGCAATAAAGGTATGCGTCGACGTCTGGATGTCAATCATCCGCTGAGGCGGGAGAAGTTCCACTTTAACGACTTTGCACCACCCGATTCCAGATTTTTTTCCAGGTAGTCCTTTGCCTTCCCACCATCTTTTTCCAATAAAACGCACAGGCCGAGTTTGGCCAATCAACCGGAATACTTCATCCATACGTGCAACGGAAATCCGGCCTACATCTTTTTTCCCCAACTTGCTTAACCGATTAGGATCGGGTTGTCTACAATCAAGCCCTTCCTGAAAATTGTATTTACGGTCAATTACATACTGCTTAAACCGGTTATATACGCCATTTAATACTTGCGAAAACTTTACTTCAATTCCATTTTTGCTTGTGTTAAGAGATCCCTCACCATCCAAAGCTCCGGCAACCCACGCATCATCTATATTGGTTTTATCCCATGGCGAAGTTATGTACCTGACTTCATCGTTTAAGCCAATATATTTAGTCAGTTGCCAGTGCAGCTCACTACCACCATGCTGTTTAATTAAAAAGCGATGCTCTGGTGTTGCTGTTAATACGCGACCGTCCTCGAACGTTAATCGAATCGCATGTTGGAATGTATCCCATTTAGATACAATCGTTGCGGTACGCATTTTACGTTCTTGATTATATCTGTATTTTTTCCGTGTATGTTTTACTCCTTGGCTTCTTTCAAATGCCATTTTTGTATAAAAAGCTCGTCTTTGTTCAAGCGTTAAACCTTCATCTACAGCAACTATTTCTTCACCTATAGATAAGTCATCGATCCGTTTCCATTCCAATTGTGCTGTAAGTACTCGTGTATCTCCTGATAGGCACATTCCCACTTGTCGCGCTTTGATCACGAGTAACTCAATTGATACTTGTCGTTCGTCAAAGTCCGCAATTACCGAATCAAATATCTGTTGGGAAAGCCGGTTCTTGAATTTATAGATCTGGCCTTTCTCATTACACACATAGGCATAGCGGCTTTCAAAATAGTTAGAGTCAAGGCCGCACAATGCCTGCTCATTTTCAACCCAATGCCAAACTTCCTTACGACGCTTCTCGGAGATGGTACGGGTAAGAGTTACGTAAGATGATCGAGAATTGCTCTCGATTTTTACAATAGAGTCGATATAATGCTTAAATTCGTCTACTTGTTCAAGGGTATGATAGGTCGGCATCCAACCTTCACGAGATGCGAACTCGTTTAAGTTGGCAACAATAACGCGTTCAGAGTACATGCAGCTCCGGAATTCCGAAGCGAAAAGCTATGTTTTTCCTCGCACACCTTTGCTCGATACTTTGCCCATCCGTTTACCAACACCGTGAACAGGCGGTCGCATCTTTTTCAGTTGTACGAGAACTACACGGCCAACACGCTTTTGAGATTTCATGCGGAACTCCAGGGCGATGATTGCTATCCTTTTACGGCAATAGTTTTGCTGGCGCGTTTACCCAGCTTTTTAAGGCGATTAGTGCCCTTACGAACTTCCGCACATTTTGCTGAACTAATACGTTTGCGAGATGCCATTGCGTTCTCCTTGGGAATAAGGTGCAAAAACAGAAACGGCTCAAGGCCGTTTCCGGTCCCGAGCCATTGCTTGTTCCCGCCAGAAGGCGAGGGGCATGTCGCTCAACGATTGTTTTAGATTTATGCCAAATTTTGTTTAATGTCAAGCATAACTTAAGCTTTAGATCACTTGGCGATCTAATTTAGTTTTCATCGCTGCTAGATTTTGCGTTTTCTTTGTCTAAGCGAAATACAAGACGGACTAAAGCCGTAATTAACAGTAGTGTGGCTAGACATCCGCAAGCGAATCCATCCCAAAAGGTGCGTATATCAAACTGAATCATCTGTAACTCCATTTTCAAAAGCTATCCATTTAAGACTTTAATCGCCCGATCAGCATGTTTTTCTGTGAGCCCGGTTGAAAATGGTGTTTGGACTAAAAAGGGCTTTAAATGGTCCATATCATCGTCATCGTCAAGAATAACAAAGGATTCGACTTTTGGAAATTTTTTAAGATACTTGGCTATTTCTTTGCCACGAGTTTCACCACAAAGAATTGGGGTTACTCCTGTGACATCGCCAGTTACACCCCAGGATTCGAGTAAATTCTGCATTTCTTTAAGTCCAGAACCACGCCAGGCACTACTTACAACTATTTGAGCCCCTGTGGTTTTTGTAATACGATTTAATGCGGCAATACACGATGGCCATGCTTTACTTTCAAGCGGTCGCCTTGTTTCATGCGACTGCTTGGGAATAATTGGTCCATCGAAATCTAAAAACACGATTTTCATGACGAAGTAAGTTGCCGCTGTCGAATCGGTAGTAGCTTTTCCTGCATAGTCGAACAAGATGGGAATAGATCATCAAGGTCGTCATCTTCGCCAAAAGTTGCTGGTGCTTCTGACTCACTATTATTGCTTGTGGTTGGCTGTGGCCCAAAAACGGCTTTGCCAATAAAGGTTGGGCCTTTGGGGGAGGGAAGAAAGCCAAGTGCGGTATCGATAGCCGTACGATCACGATCGCCAGAGGGCAGTTGAGCGTATTTGACGCGAGCCTGAGTAATCAATGGATGGGAAGTGTAGGCAATCACTTTAACCATATTGACGGAAAGCGCTTGGACTGCAAACAAAATTGATCCCAGCAGTTGGTTCATTTCGATTTTGGCGGCGAGAGCAATTGCTTCCCAAGGCAATCGTTCGCGATCACCAACGGGTATCGAATCATATTTTGCGAGGAAAGCAGTAATTACGTCGTCATGAGGAGCGAAGCGCATAGCGGTTAAGACGGCGGGTAAGCCACCCTCAGCATGTTGCAGCATTGGAGTAATTTGCGGAACATTGGCGACGTCTTCAGCTCGAACTTTCAGCCGTTGCAGAGCTTCCGTCGCTCGTTTCCTCTGTTTTAGAAGTTTGGGCACTTCTTTCAAGGAATTCGCGCTCGCGCCGGCCAACGATTTCTTCTTCGCCGAGTTCGCCGAGCCATTCTTTGAGCGAGTTGGTGCTGGAGCCGAGGGCTTCGCGGATTCGTTCTTCTTCGGTAGGGATACGAGTAACAATGGCTTCCCTAAATTTTTGGGGGTCCGGGAATTGCCGTTCGAATTCTTTCCGTTGCGTGACATGAATGCCCTCTAGCGCCGCTGCAATTTGTTCAACGGCACGCACAAATCGTTCATCTTGTTCAGAAAGCATCGGCATGCTCCTAGTAAGCACCGTCTTACTGGGATAGTTCGACGGCTTCCGATGCTGCCGCTTCGACATTTCGTCTTTGGTAGCGGCGTTTTTGGATCACTGGATTGCCAGATTCGTCGCGGCTAAGAGTAGGAACATCCTGATTGCTGCGTTCGCGCACGACGTTGAGCTGGGTTTCAAGGGGAACGTTTATGCGACCTTCCACGACTTTTTCAACCATGCCGGCAAGAGGTTTAATAGGCGGCGCGCCGACAATAACTTTGGAATGAATTTCTGCTGTATCCATACCGCGAAGTTGCAGATGGTATTCAAACCAGCCATCGTAGCCGCCAGGATAGGAATCCGTCACGCGCAGATTGCAATCGCTGTGGAGTTTTCCCTCTACTTGATCGAGAAAGTCGTTAATGATCTCTTCCCCGTTCAAACCTTCAACATAATCATCTTCCGCCATTTAGAACCGCCTTCATTAACACACATTGCGCGTTGCATCTGTTCGATGCACTTTGCACGTTTACTATATCACTAGCACAAAAACGGATTTACGTAACGACCTATTTATACGTTCCTTGAAATTGTTGCATCTGCTCGATGCACTTAAAAACTTTGCTACTTTGGTCGTTTTGAACAAATCCGCACCATTAATGGTTGCATCTGTCCGATGCACTCAAAGCCAGATGCTACACTTATTCGCCTTGATCGTGCCTACGTGAATATCTGGTTGCATCTGCTCGATGCACTTAATTCCCGTTGCTATAAAACCCAAAAAGCCTTGCCCAGCTATAAAAAAGTTGCATCTGTTCGATGCACTGCTTGGAGAGTTTTGAATGTGATACTTATTCAGTACCCTTTGCGTTCTACCACTCCATTACATCAACTCAATTCAAGTTGTGCTTTTGCACGGTTGCATCTGTGCGATGCACTGCAACTTGCTTACGATCCATACACGCGGCGCAAACCACGGACTTGCATGTGTTGCATCTGTTCGATGCACTAAAAACACGCTGCTACGACGTCCTAACCAGCACACTCCAACGATCATTACGTTGCATCTGTCCGATGCACTGAAAATCCGCTGTTACCGCCCCAAGGCAAATCGCCTCCGGCTTCACTCAAGCAGTTGCATCTGTCCGATGCACTGTAGCTTTTTTGCGACTGATTGTTTACGCACATTTCGTGCACCTGAAATAGTTGCATCTGTTTGATGCACTTTAGCTTTGTTGCGACAACCCACCCAGTGCAAATCGGCCCCAACCAAACACGTTGCATCTGCTCGATGCACTAAGCTGCTTTCCGGCGTTTGTATTTTGCCTTAAGCACCAAAAACTTTCGAATCGTCTCCGGATGCGGGTAAAGTACCTTGCCGCCTTCGATCATTTGTATTGTACGTCGGCCGACGCCTAAAATCTCGGCAAGTTTTTGTTGGGTAAACAAGTTGTCGCGCCTAAATTTCGACCATTCTCTGGCGCGGTTCTCGCTTTCTTCTTTGAGCGTCGATTTCTCATCCAACGTTTTTGTCATGACGGACTCGCTTTTTGCTAACTTGCTCCCGGTTCTGCGCTTTGTCAAGCCGGCTTTTCATCATTTTCCGCAAGCGATCGATTTCAACCCTCAAATCCTCGATTTGCGTATCCGCACAGTCAATTACTTGTTGCAGATAATCGCGCTGTTCGGCCGTAATCTGTAAATGATACTGCGCTTTTTGTTCCACGAGGAACGCTTGCGCCATACGACGAACGGAACCATTTAACCGATCGCGTTCCACCTTAAAAATGTCGCGTTCGAGCGCTTCCTTTTGCAGACGCAGAATCTCAGGTATGATCTCTTTTTCGTCTATGCCACCCATTTCTTCGCGTATGGCGTCGACGAGTTCCTGTGCATTCATCAGCTTTTTCTTCACAATATCTCCCTTGTTTGCACAGCATCCATAACGTGCGTTCTCTGCTTAATATGATTGCAAGGGGGATTCAACGTGTAGATCAAATACTTTTCTCGACTTTTTCTTGCATCAGGCTTTAGTATTTTTTCAAACGCAAAGTGCGATGGGTTGTAGCTTAAAACCCATAGCCATTCACTTTTGTCGCAATAAAAGATCGACAATAGCCGCTTCTGAATATTTTCAGTTGCTTCAATGTAGATCCACTCTTCGCCGGTTTTGAGCCCCAGAACGCCAGCTACGACCGGTGCATAGTCCAGGATCTGGACTTCGGTAAATGGCAGCATTCCCTCTTTCTCAAACGGCATTGTCTTTCCTTTGCGTACGGTCGATTTGATCTCGGGAGCCCAGAAACCATTATTATCTAACTTTTAAGATTCGAAATAAGATTTTTCGGCTATTCTCATTCAAGTAATGAAATCTTATTGCGAGTGCCAGCTACAATTAATCCCTTCGTAGCTGGCATTTTTTGCCCTTTTTCAAGATCAATCACGACCTTTGTGGTCTATACTGTCTCAAATGGAAGTGGTAGTAGGCCGCCTAATCTCCGATCTCGCATTGCCGCTTTTGTTTTGGTAGATGGATCGGAGCTCATCCTCCTGCCATTTGCCAAAATGCACCAGTCTTTACCACCTCGGTTTGGCTGGTGCATTTTTTATATTATTTTTAGATTTTTACGCTCAGCCTCGACGATTTTGTAGTAAACTGGCCTCCATACAGCAGAAGCCTTTATTCCTTTCATACTCCATGGCCTTCTGCTTGATAGTGGCAGAATCTTCCTTGGGCCCTATCTGCCATTTAGGGTGCCAGCTGCGTTGGGGGAATGTAGCTGGCGCCCAATCTTCTCCTCTTTTTTACGCTACGGGCTTATGCCGTATCAAAGGCCGTTGCCATGTCTTTTAGCATTCCTGAATTGATCCACGCGGTCGAAGCCCGCGGCGGCCACTTCTCTATCGACAACGAATGCCTTTTTGTCCTTCCAGAAGACGCCGCCCAACCGCTCTTCGAAGATCTCCGCCAGCACGAACAAGAAATTATCGCCGCCATCCTCGAGCGCGATGCCGCCGCTTGGCAAAAACCATTCCAACGCTGGCTTTATACCCTCTGCATCCAAAGCCCACGCGACGCAGCGAACCTCAATTCACTTCTCAAAAACTTTCAAGCCTATACCGCCGCCCAAAACCGCGATCCTTGCTACCGCGATCTTTTCGAATATTTGCTGGCCGAAGCCGGCTTCAAAATCCGCATCATTTCCGGCATCGATCTCGTCTTCGGCCTCATCCTCGCCGAAGATGCCAACATGATCAAACTCTGCGAAGGATATCTGCTACCATAAAAAACCATGACCACAAAATCAATTGCCGACTACGCCTACTACAAATACTGCATTCTCCTGGTCTACGATCCCGACGGCTATTGGGTCGCCAGAAACCCTGAACTCCCCGGCTGCACCGCCGACGGCAAAACCGAACAAGAAGCCATCGCCTCCCTCAAACTCTCTCGCGAAGCCTGGATAGAGTCCCGCCTAGCCACCAACCAAGATGTGCCAATCCCAACCTTACTGCCCTAAAACCATCCCAAAACTACAAAAAATAACGCAGTTTATGAGCGCTCTTTCTTGATCCCTATTTTCTATTTCCTGTTTCTTGGCTGCGAAGTAGCGGAAACAAAATCACGTCGCGAATAGATTTCGAGCCGGTCAGCAGCATCGTCAGCCGGTCGATTCCGATGCCTTCGCCGGCCGTCGGCGGCATCCCGTAGCCAAGAGCGCGAACATAATCCTCGTCCATCTGGTGAGCTTCGTCGTCGCCGCGTGCGCGCTCGGCTAACTGCTGCTCGAAGCGCCGGTGCTGCTCTTGCGGGTCGTTCAGCTCGCTGAAGGCGTTGCCCAATTCGAAGCCGCCAACAAAAATCTCGAAGCGCTCGACCCAGTCAGGATCGTCGGACTTCTGCTTGGAGAGCGGCGAAACAACCGTCGGGTAGTCGTAGATGATCGTCGGCTGGATGAGGTGCTCTTCGGCAACAGCCTCAAAGAGATTGGCAATGGTTTTGCCCGCCGACTCGTCTGCCTTGTAGTCCACGTCGTGCCCGGATTGGCGCAGCGCCGAGATCCAGCTATTCAACTTTTCCGCGTCGTTCAATTTGGCCAGCTCGGGTTTCGGCCCGGCATTCTTTGGCCAGAATTTCACAATCGCTTCCTTCATCGTCAGCCGCGTCCAATTTTCTTTGGCGAAGTCGATCTTGTTGCCGTCGAACTCGGTTTCTGTCGTTCCGTTCACTTGGCTCGCCACGTAGGCCACCAGATTCTCGGTCAGCTCCATCAAGTCGTAATAGTTCGAATAGGCTTGGTAGAACTCGATCGTCGTGAATTCGGGATTGTGCGAAGTATCGATCCCCTCGTTGCGGAAGCAGTGGCTGATCTCGTACACGCGGTCGATGCCGCCGACGATCAGCCGTTTTAAATAAAGCTCCGGCGCAATGCGCAGGTAAAGATCCATGTCGTAGGTGTTGTGGTGCGTCTTGAAGGGCCGCGCCGCCGCGCCGCCAGCCACCGGCTGCATCATCGGCGTTTCCACTTCCATGTAGTCGCGCTCGTCAAAAAAGCTGCGCAGCGCGCGCAGAATCTTGGCTCGCTTGACGAAGACCTCGCGGCTCTCCAGATTCGTAAACAGATCGACGTAGCGCTGGCGATAGCGAACTTCGACGTCGGCCAGTCCGTGAAATTTTTCCGGCAGCGCGAGCATCGCCTTCGACAGAAACGTGATCGTCTCCACGTGCACGGTCAGCTCATTGGTTCGCGTGCGGAACAAGTAGCCGGTAACGCCGATGTGGTCGCCCAGATCAAGCAGCTTGTAGAGCGCGAAGCCATCGTCGCCGACGGCGTCTTTGCGAACGTAAATCTGCAGCCACACGCCCTCCTGTTGCAGAGTAGCGAAGCCGGCCTTGCCCTGCGCGCGAATGGCCATCAGGCGCCCGCAGACGGCAACGGTCGTGCGCTTGGCCTCGAGCTCCTCGCCAGTTTTCTGGTCCCAGTCGGCGCGAACCTTCGACAAAGGCGTGGCCGTCTGCCCCCGCGTGACAGGAAATCGGCTAGGATAGGTGGCCTGGCCGAGCTGCACGATCTGCGCCAACTTTTCCTTGCGCAGATTGAATAGATTCTCTTCAAATTCCGAGTCGAACACGTGTGATTCCTTTGCTATGGATCGTTTCTTGCTTTAATCGTCAGTATATCGGCTGTGCAGAGATGGAATGAACCACTCCTGCACGCCCTTTGCCGATCAGCAGACAACTTCGTTCCCTCCTCACCGTCGATCTCGACGCCCTAATCCCACCCCAAAACAGCAAAAAAGCGCAGCTTCTGCGCGCTTTCACCCTAAATTCCCGCACTCCAAAATGCCCAAATCCCCTATAGGCCAGTACAAAAACCACAACTTTCCTTAAACCTTTTAAATTCATATTCTTCAATCGCTTTTGTCTGCGCTAAAACTGCGCTGTGCTCCCCAAATACGTCTGCGCTTTTTTTGCGCTACGTAAATACGTGCTGGTTCTGCGCTAAAATTGCGCCTAACGGACTGGGGCTTTACAAAATACCGGGCGGTGAAACGTCGACGACTACGCGCCACCCCCGGGGTGCCGGACAACTCCAAACGTCCGATAACGCGCGAATCAGCCGCAAACAGACCCGCGCATCGCCCCCCCGTTCCGCGTTCGTATTCTGTATAGGAAGCCGAACGATGCTTGTTTTCAGTCACTTGCAGCAACAATGCTCAATTATGCCAACAATGTAGCACCAAAATGCTTGAGACAACGCTTTGCGCAGCATCTGGCGCTATGCCCCATCCATGCGCCAGACGCGCGTTTACGGCCCGCCGAGTGCCACGTGGGGCGGTTCTGCGCGGTGTATTGATATGGGCCCAAAAAACGCCATGGAACGCGATAAAGTTTCATCGCATCCGGCCGTTTTGTTGCTTGTCTGTGCACAAAAACCGTTTTGTTTGGCGTGTAAGTTGTTTGTTTTGTTTGCGCGCGTATGCAGACAGTTGTTTTGCTAGCTGCATGTGCGCGAAAATCATTGGCTGTCTGTACGTTGGCGTGAGCGTGGGCAGCATTGTTTGAGCGCGCGCGGTGAGTTGGTTTGTGTGCTAGCGTAGTTTGTTTGCGCGTGCGAAGCGCTAACTATATATAGGGAAGGATGGGAGTAAAGGTAAATGAGAACGTATGAAAACCACGGTTTTGGGGCACGATTTTTAGGCCGCGACGCAGTTTGTCCGGAATCTGGACTGTTAGCCGTCTGCATGCATTACAAGCTAAGTTCTGAATGTGAGCCCATACGCGCGAGTTGCAAGGTGTTATCGTCCGGCTTGCTGTAGATCAAAACCAGGTCGGGGCGAATGTGGCAATCTCGGAAGTCTAGCCAATCTCCAGAAAGTGCATGATCGTAAAAAAGCACAGGAAGCGGCCCGTCATTGGCCAGCATATTCAGGATCTTAGTCCAGTTTTCCCGGAGAAATTGACGGTGTTGTCCTCTCGCTTCGCGCTTGAAGTCCCGTTTGAAACGGGAAGACTGGTTAATCGTTCGCATCAAGCATAGCATGCATACTGTCTAAGGAAACGGGCTCGACTTTGCCGGCGCGAACGGCTTTCATCGCTGCGATGGTCTCTCTATTAGGGATTAATGGCTCAAACGGAAGCGCTTTGTCATGGGCGACGCGGGTAAGCATCAAACGAACCGCATCGGAAACAGTCAAGCCAATCGCCTGCAGGACAGTAGCGGCTTGCTGTTTAATCACTACGTCAATCCGAGTCTGAACAAGTGCATTGGCTGCCATGGTAATTTCTCCTGAATTACATTGTAATATGGATGGGACGGCTTTGGGGCACGATTTTTAGGCCGCGGCTTTGGGGAAGTCGTGAAACGTCGAACGTGATATAAAAGTCCGGAATCTGGACTGTATGCCGGCCGGCCGCCGTATGCTGTTGGGAGTGCATCGCACAGATGCAACCTTGATGAGCGTTTCCGTACAAGAGTCCGGGATCTGGACTGTCTGATTATTTTTTATTGCACTATACAAAGTAGTTTGCTATATTAATTGCAGCGGCTACCGGCCGCGTGGAGCGTACACAATGGGATGGACCACGGAACATGCATCGCGCGATGAAGTTGTCAAAAGAGAATCAGGCCCTTGGCAAGCTGTAGAGGGCGCCACGGTCACGGCCGTCAAGCATTCCCGCTCTGGCAATGAAGACTGGTTTCTCTATCAGGTCGAGAAAGACGGCAAAGTCGACCACAAATTTATCTCTGTCATGGTTTGGGAAGACGGCGCCCACAAAGAAATAGATGAGGCTTGCGGGCCCTATTACTACGGCTGCCCGGTTGAATGGCTCGATGAAGTGCCCGCGCCTAAAGGCGATAGTGCAGCCACTTGGCGCGCTGAAGTCCGCCGCCGC